TTATTCTTGTTGCTGCACTGCACTCTGCTTTGCGATTGACTCACAATAGCCTTCAAAGGCTGAATGCTCTCTATCGGTGAGTGCGGTCATATCCTCTTGTATCTTATGGTCGGTTATCTTTCCATAAATCTGTGTCGTACCGATATTGCTGTGCCCGAGCATCTTGCTGAGCGTTTCCATTGATATGCCGTTGGAAAGGCATATCGTGGTAGAGAATGTGTGGCGAGCCATGTGAAAGGTCAAGCCTTTCTCTATTCGGCATATCTGACCGATGTTCACACAAGCTAAAGATGCCTTTCTAATTGTGAGATTGGGGAATATCAATTCGTCCGATTTCTTGTCCTTGACGTAGAGCGAAAGGATTTGCTTGGCAATGGGCAGGAGTGGAATGATGGCTTCCACGTCTGTTTTCTGCCTTTTGATGCGGATTTCCTCTGTGCCGTCTGCATTATAGATGATATGCTTCGGTTTGAGCCGTTGCATGTCCACACGAGCCAAACCAGTAAAGGAACAGAAAAGAAATAGCTGCCTTGCTCGCTCGAACTGCTTGTCAATAATGGGCGTTTGTAGTACTCGTTGCAGTTCCTCGGTTGTGAGATACCTGCGTGTTCGGTGTGGTAGTTCCGCCTTGTAGTCCACAAAGGGATCAATGCGGATGTACTTCTTCTGCTGCCCGATGCCGATGAGTTTCCGTAGGAAAATGACTACAATCTGAATGGTGGCAAGGGAGAGGTTGCGCTCTGATTTAAGGTAGAAGTCCAATCCCTCGATAAAGGCATAGTCCAATTGTGCGTATCGAATATCTTCCTGGCCTAAACGTTCACGCAAATAAGCCTCAATGAGTTGTGTGGCATAGATGTAGTTGGCAAAGGTCGGCTTGGCTACCGTTATTCCTACGCAAGGACGCTTTTCCTCTATGAAAAGTCGTGCTTCCTCCATAAGAAAACCTTTGGGCTTGTCTTCTTCCATGAGTTCACGTTTGAGGAGCTCAGCGGTGATATAGCCACGTTGCCAAACTAATTCTTGATACTTCGCTTTGGCTTGTTCCTCTTTGCTTTGTAAATAGCGGTTGATTTCCTTTGTCTCTTCGCCTATACCCTTGCATCGTCCCTTACGACTGTCCCAAAGTTCGGGAGCGATTTCCTTACCCGTGCTGTATTGCACCTGCTCACCGTCTATGGTGATGCGCCCCATAATCGGGCATTTGCCGTTCTTTTTCTCTTTGGAGCGATTAATATAAAAGAGTGTCTTGAATGTACTTCGTGCCATGATGTCAAAGTTTTAGGGTGAATGTATCTTGTATTCGCTGCTGCACTATCTGCATATCCCTATGTATTCTTTCGGAGGAAACCACTGCATATACCTGTGTTGTTCTCAGGTTGGTGTGTCCGAGCATACGGCTCACCGTTTCAATAGGTACACCTGCCGAAAGCGTGATAAGCGATGCAAAGGTGTGTCTTGCCATGTGAAAGGTCAGCGGAGTTTTCATACCGATATTTCGCTGTATATAGTGCATGCCATTGAGGATAACGTCGGTGGTTGGAACGTCAAAGACAAAGCCTGCCCTTATCCCTCTATAACGATTCATGATAGTCTGCGCAGGGGGAAGCACCTGTACACGATACGGAGTTTTGGTTTTCATTCGCCTGCCCTTGATGCAGAGTTCGCCTTCTTCCAAAACGATGTTTTCCTCCCGAAGATTACGGATGTCGGAGATTGCCAGCCCAGAAAAGCAGGAGAAGACGAACAAATCACGGACAATGCGGTAGTTTTCCCATTCAATCTCCAAGTCGATGATGCGCTCAAGTTCTTCCTGCGTAATGCTTCTCGGTTCGCCTTTTGGTCGCTCGTAACTGTAACCCAAGAACGGATAGAAGTCCAGCACACCTTTCTTCACCGCCATGCGGACGATGGTCTGCAAAGTAGACACGGTACTCGATATGCTGCTGCGTTTCAGTTTGCGGTCAATAGTGAGATAATACTCGAAGCCCTCGATAAAGGCTTTGTCCAACTGTGAAAGGGGAATGTCGCTTACCTTGTGCTTCTTCTGCACATACTCACGAAGCAGGGAGAGTTGGTAGGTACGGAGTTTGAACGTCTTTAAGGCTCGGTCGATACCGACACGTTCCTTTGTCTGTGTGAGATACTCCCCAAAACTCTCCAAGAGCAAGGCCTGACGGTGGATTTGCCCCTGATAGGCATCCCTCACGTCTGTGGCGGTAAAGGATTCTTCTCTTTCACTGAGTTCGTGAAAGCGTGCGTGGATAAGTGCGGTGCATTCGCCGAGTTTCTGATTGACGGACACAGCCATGCTGCTCTTACCGATGAGCCGTTGCTTACGGCTGTCCCAAAGAGCGAGCGGAGTCTTGCACTTGGTAGAGAAGCCCGAATGGGTTCTGCCAACGGAGATTCGCCCAATGACAGGCACAAGTCCTTTCTTGTCGGTTCGTTTTGCCTGAACGAAGAACGATACTTTGAGTTTGTTTTCTTTCATTTTTCTGTCGTTTTTTCTAAATTTCCTTTGCTTGCAAAGGTACAGATGAACAAGTATTCCTGAGCGATGCAGAAAAATGAAAGATGAAGAATAAAAACCTATGACACAGTTGTTTACATTCAATTCGTAACCCCTTTTTGCTTTTTCACGGGTGGGTTACGATTTGGTAACGGAACTCCTGCCGTTTGATGCTCGTTTTCGCTTACCCTCAAAATAGCAAGAAAAAGCTAAATAATACTATTTCAAATAGTTACATTCTCTGCGTTTCCCTCTGTTTCCCTTAATTCTTAATGACTGATTATGCCCGCAAAATGAGCCTGGATCTACGCATGATAGACGAAAACGGGTACTCGGATCATATTGACAACAAGGCAAGCCATTGTGCAAAGCTACTTAATGACTACTATCAGAAGTATGATGCACAGAAGGGTACGCAGTTTGTGTTCTCTGACTTGGGTACTTACAAGCCCGGCGGAGACTTTAATATCTATTCTGAGGTGAAGCGTAAATTGGTAGAAGATTATCATATCCCGTCTTACGAGATACGCTTTATTCAGGAGTGCAAGAACGAGAAAGCCAAAAAAGCGATGGTAGAAGCGATGAATCGTGGAGACATCCGCATCATTTTCGGTTCTACTTCTATGCTTGGAACGGGTGTCAACGCCCAGCAGCGTGCGGTGGCGGTGCATCAACTTGATACACCCTGGCGACCCTCAGATTTGGAGCAGCGAAATGGTCGGGCAATTCGTAAAGGTAATATGGTTGCCAAAGAATTTGCTGACAACAAGGTCGATGTGATTATCTATGCCGTGGAGCGGTCGTTGGACAGTTATAAGTTCAACCTACTACATAACAAGCAATTGTTTATCAATCAGTTGAAGACCAACACGCTCGGTAGTCGTACCATTGACGAGGGATCGATGGACGAGGATAGCGGTATGAACTTTTCAGAGTATGTTGCCGTGCTATCTGGTAATACGGACTTGTTAGAGAAAGCCAAACTCGACAAGAAGATTGCCACGCTGGAATCAGAGCGTAAGAATTTCCTCCGTGAGCGTGATGCCGCAACGGGCAAGTTGGCGGAGATTGACAGCTCCGTGTCTTTCCATTCAGACAAGATCAAGGAAGCCAAGGCAGACTTGGCGTGCTTTGAGAAGCGTGTGGAGCGTGACAAAGAAGGTAATCCTATCAATAAACTTGTCATTAAAGGTGTGGAGGACAGTACCGACATAAAGGTCATCGCCGCCCGTCTGCATGAGATAGAGGAAAAGGCTCGTACCAAGAGCGAGTACAACAAGATTGGCGAGGTTTACGGCTTTTCCATCATGGTCAAGACGGAGAGCAGTTCAAAGGATCTGTTTGATTGCTCGATAAACCGCTTCTTTGTCAAGGGACAGGAGAGCATCTACTATACTTATAATAACGGTAAGTTAGCGGCAGACCCGAAACTTGCCTGCGAGAACTTCGTAAATGCCTTGGAGCGTATCCCTAAGGTGATAGAGTCGCATGAGAAGGAAATGGCAAAGGTCGTGACCAACAAAGACGTTTACACCAACATTGCCAACAGTTCTTGGAAGAAAGAGGACGAGCTTCGCTCACTCAAAGGTGAGGCAGCAGAACTTGACAGAAAAATTGCACTTACATTGAACGAACCAAATGAAGAAAATGAAAAATCAAACGAAAATGACCAACCCGAGTATTTAAGACAAAATAGTAGTAATAGCCCAAATACTAAAAAGGAAGAGGAGGGGGTAATTTATTCAAGTTCTATGAATAATAGAAACAAACAAGAAGAAAGTAAGGGATATATTGTAAAATCCAGACTGAGATAAATAGCGATGGTGTATCATAATTGATACACCATCGTATTATATTATTTCCACAAAGAGTATTCTCTCCATTTTTCAGGAAAGCCCATATCTTTCAAAACTACCAATTTGGGAGATTTGTCCAATAGGGTGAGCAAACTCTTTCTAAATGAGCTATCAGGACTGATTATTTGCTGCAAATACAAAATTACAGATAAGTAGGCAAACAACTTATTGTCCCTTATCGTTGCAGCTTCTTGCTTTGACAAGAAAGGATAATTCGTTCTATAAGGAAACTTCAAGGCTATTGTAAAGCGGCGATTCCATACACGACTATGATGGGCACAAGTATTGCGTAAAGACGATAAACCGTGCATCCAATTCTTCAAAATATCGACATTGTATAGTCCCAAATCTCTGCAGATTGTTTTACTAGAAGGATTATTCTTGTCCAAAGCAAAAAACAACTTACTCAATGTTCCCATAGAAACAACCTCTAAGGTCATCCACGCTGGCGGAAAAGCAGGTTCGCTATACTTTTGATAATAATGAGCTATAAATTCCTCATTACTTCGCTTGACCTCTTTCATTAAATCCCCTACAACAGGTTTATCATCTATAATCTCGTTGCGTGTCAATGCGATAAACTTATCGTGCTGAAAGTATAACTTATGATTGAGAAACCAAAAGGCGTCATTTTCATCAACGGAATAAGTTAAGGCGATTCTTGTTCTTAATGCCACCTCGATTTTTTCAATGGCATTGAAGATTAAAGAGCGTAAACGCCTATCAAAACAATAAAGGTCTATCACATCTTGAAAAGAAATGTCCTTTCTCAGAAATTCGTGATTAGCACCTTCCCCGTTATTTTGAAAAGGGTATGTGTATGCTCGTAATCTATAATAACTTATATTATAAAGATATTGGGACGCAAGTTTTTCGTCTCCAATATTAAGTCCTCGATCGCATAACTTTTTAACCTGCTCAGATGTGTCTATGGGCTTCTTTTCGTACCTCATAACCGTATATAAACTCGAAGACCTCCCCGGGTGCGCTGTTCTGATGAGAAGCGTGGGAGGTCATATTGACTGCAAAGTTACTACTTTTTTTTGAATGCGCAAGGAAAATGCCGAAAAAATCATTGCAAGCGATGAATTTTCCATTAAAAGTAGCATCAAATGTAGAAATTACAAATATTTTTTGTCTGCAACCCTATCTTTATCGGTTCAATAGTTTCAAACAATATATGGTAAATTCCTTATCAAAGAAATAAGCGAGTACTGTTATCTTTATGAGCGGTAAATCCGCAACTAACTTTTTACTTGTAAAGGTAATTATTTTGTTGTGTAAACACTTGCATTTACACAACAAAAATAATCTAATCAGGAAATCAATTACCAGCCATCTCGCTTCCGTACCATTTCATCTATCTCTTCCCGAAGGAAAAGCAATCGACCGTTAGCCTTGAGAAAGGGGATTTTCCCTGCCCAAACCCAGTTATAGATGGTCTTCTGCTCCACTTTGAGTATCTTGGAAACGTCGATGATGTCCAAGTATTCGGGTTTCAATGGAGGGTGAATGGTCGTATCGACAGATTGCTCTTGCAAAAACAGCAGATGGTCAAGTTTACTCTCAACAGTCATCAGCTTGTCAAACAAGCGTTTCTGCCATGTATCTTCGGTTCTTTGGTCTATGTATGACATAATTCTCCTTTTTGATAGTTACCACTTGTGTCTTGCGACAAGATACGCTGCTCTTTCATATAGGCAATGTACTTCTTTGCCGTTCGATCCTTGATTTCCATTTCACGCATCAACACATCGCACAACTCTTGATATGATAGCTTTAGTTTGGCACGGAATGCAGACTTTACAACAGCCAACAGTTCATCGGTCTTGCGTTTTTCCTTATCCTCTTTCGACTTTTCTCCACGATAAACGTGCATATCGGCTTCCTTGTCCCATCCAAAAAGCATTATCGGCACATCTAGCGGGCTTCCATCACGCACTTTCAATGCCTTGACGACCGAGTATTCGGGATTGTCATCTTTCTCGATGGAGAGAATGCCCGCAGCCTTGCGTTGCAGTTCAGACCCTATATGTCCTCTGAGTTTGATGCCGTTGGGTACAAAATGGAGTACGCAAATGATACAAGTATTGTAAATTCCTGCCAATCGATAGAGTTCGTCCACGATGGCTATACTCTCTGTTTCGTCGTTGGCGGAGCGTATCAGGTCTGCTATACCGTCAATGACCACAAGATGAATTCCACTGTGTTTGTGATGAAACAAGTCCATACTCTCACGAATGATTTTCAGTCTGTCCTTGCGTGATAGCGATGCTAGATAGAGGGAATGATAAAACTCTGGCACGGACTTGATACCAGCCCTGCGAAGTGTCTTCTCCAAGTTCTTATAGAGTTGTGCCTCCGATTGCTCTGTATCGTAGTGAAGTACAGCCAATCCTTTGGGGTTGGCAGTTACTTCCAATCCCAAGGTTTGCTCTGCCTTTAATCGTTCTCTCCCAAGAGTGCCAGCAAGGATGGCGGCAATGTAGTTGCTTTTGCCTGTTCCTTCTCCACCTGTGATACAAAACAGATTGTCCTGCGTTCCAAGCGGAACACCATTTACTGCCACCACCGACTTTGAAGCGTCTGGCGGATTATCGTAGTCTATCTCACAAGATTGCAATATCATCATCGTCTGTGCATACATATTGGTGAACATATCATTAAGAAGCACTTTCAAGTCCTTTGCTTCATTGCCCAAGGCAAAGAAGTCCGATATATCCTTCTCCGACTTACCCCCTTGCAATGGTAAGGTTAGACTCAATACCTTGTATTGAGCAAATGCATCTGTCTGCCGTTTAGCTTCCCTTACACCTGTCTCGTCCGTATCGTACAATATAATAATGTGTTGAAAGCGAAGCTGCAATCCTTCGATGATATTCTCAGGAATCTGTGCCGTCTCACTGTTGAAACAGATGGCGTTGAAACCATGAGCCGAAAGTGAAAGCACGTCTTTCTCCCCACCTGTGATGAAAACAACATCCCCTTTGCTGGGCAGCTGCTGGAAGCCAAAGACATAGTCGTTCACTTTCTCACCCCCATAAAGAAAGCGCAGCTTACTCTTAGGGCGATAGACTTTTACAAACTTCCCCATGCTATATCCAAACATAGGCTCATCATGTGTAGAACCAAGAGTAAACGGCTTTCCCTGATTGGAGACAGACTCATAGCGAGCAAGCGACTTTACATGAAAACGTTGCAGAGTCTTAGCATCAATGCCGTATTGCTCCCAATAGTCTAGTTCTTTGACATTGAAAGATTGCTCAATTAGCTTGTACCATTTTTTACCTTCCATCTTCTTGAGCTGGTTAGGTGGTTGTACTAAGGGTGGTTTGCAAGGCTTCATCATCATTGTGTGGGGATTACTATGTTCTTTCCTTTCAATGCAAATATTCAGCTGCAAGTCCCGATTTATGGTTTCAAGCACCTTAACAAAGTCTTTCCTCACGTCCAGTCCGAGCATTGTGGCTGCAAACCAAAAGCAGTCGCCGGAGTAGGCATCGTTGCCAAAGTCCTTCATTCGGTAGCAGCCGGACTTGTTGTCGAGATAGATATTGCACGATGCACGCCTGTCGTCATACATAGGATTTCGGAAATTGCGCTTTGGCACAAAGTCGATAGGCATATAGAAGCAGAACACATCCAGTCCTTTGTTGGTTCGGCTCAGTATTTCTTCTTTGATGTTCATAGCTCCTCAAATAAAGTTTGACCATCACCCATATATCCTTTAAGGACACCATCCTTGTAGGCGTTGAGCCGTTGTAGGGCTTCCACTCGTCTGAAACCCTTGAAGGAGGCACGTCCGCTCTTGATGGCGACGTAAAGTCCCTTGAACGGATAGGCAACGTGGTTGCATGATATATACCTGAACGGGATTGCGTTGGTGTCCCTCCATCGGGCAAGGGATGCCCGCGAAATGCCCAAGAGTCTGATGACGTCGGAGGAACTGAGTTCCATCTTATCCTCCAAAACGGAATAATCGCGTCTCATTTCCACGATAAAGCCGGCTATCCGCTCCATGTCGTTCCTTAGTGAGCGTAACTCTGCAATTACCGTCTTTTGTAAATTGTCTTCTTCTGTCATATGCCACTTCTCTTTTCAGTTTAGGATTGAATAGTTGCTCTCCGTGGATTATCATCCGTCTGGAAATTCAGAGTCCTTCCCCAATTGGTGCAATAACTGCATAAGATGCTGCTTAAATCTTCTACTGTCCAGCTTGCACAGCCGATTGAGAATGACGATGAGATCTTCCTGCTCCATTGTGGAGAAGCGAAGGCTTTTATGGGGCGTGGTTGCTATCATGGACTCAATCATACCCTTGGGGAGATGTATCAAGAGCACGTCCATATCGAAGGCTGCCGCACATCTTGCATAAGTGTTGATACGAAGGTCGGTCTGCATCTTGCAGTGTTTCATAAAGTTGGAATATTCCATATTGGCATAGCCTGCCCTTAGCTTGCAGTTTTTGCTGGCGGAGAGCATGATTTCAAGTGTCGGAAGTACAACGTAGAATTTTGCATTACTTCCGGAGTTTTGTTTCTTTGTATTCATATGTATCCGTCTTTTTGTTAGAAATAATGCTGCAAAGTTCTTAACAAATAGGGCTTTAGAAAGAATATTAAATTGCCAATATTGGCATTATATTGCCATTTTGCATTTTTAACATTATGCGTTATTTGTTGCCGTGTTGCCCAATACGTAGGCGAAAATATTGAGCCTGCCATATCAATCACACCTTTGGGACTGTCAGTGCATGGTGCAAGGTCTATCTATATATATAGACTTGCACCATGCACTGAAAATTGTAGCCAAAAGATTTCTAAAACATTTTCCCACAATAATTTGGAGGATGTTCTACTTTTTTGTACTTTTGAACCCAAGAAATGCAAGTGCGCATTTCGGGTAGCAGTATCTGCGTGTACTCTCAAAATACTCTGTTGTGGCTACAATATGGCTACAATTAAAAAGGATAAAAAAATAAAAGACTATGATACAAGGAGTTGCAGCGAAATGGTCATTTTCCTCTCTCTCCGCAAACAAGGGTGTAAATCAGCAAGTTACGCGATTTACACCCTTTGTTACATCCAAATATTCTATTACAAAGAAAATGCTACACCTTAATGAGGTTGAATTGAGTGTAAGCAGATTTATTATTTTATGTTTGATGAATTGTTGCCACGCTTTGGCAAGCGTTTCACCATTTTGTCGAAATCGCTTTCAAGTTGTGCCATTTCTCTTTGGCGATAGATATTGAACTCTCGTTCGGCTTTTTCTATGGCTTCTTGATGCGACACACTGCCCTTACCCTCCAATAATTTGCGTTGTAGGGAAATGATTTGGTTGTCAAGAGCGGCTATCCAGTCTGTCATTCGCATGGGATGTTCTTCAAGGGCTTGAAACTCGGCAAAGTCTAAAAATTGCGACACAAGCAGGTTGAGCCGTTGCAGTTCGTTTTCAGTGAGATAGTTCTTGGCTACTTTTACATCGTCTTTGGTGATATAGTCCCCCTTGAAATTGGTCATGCCCACAAAGGGTTTATCACAGTCCACACGGTCATAGATAATCTCGGCAGCGGTATGCTCGTGTATGGCATAATGCAACTTGTTTTGCACTGTCGCAAAGAAAGTGCGTGTGAGATCGGTGCGTGGATCATAATCCACAGATGTGGCGTAGATATCCGTTACCTGCTGGTAAAAATTGCGTTCCGAAGCCCGAATGTCCCGAATGCGTTGCAGCAACTCTCTGAAATAGCGATTACCCCCTTGCTTCAATCGGTCATCATCCATCGCAAAGCCCTTTTGGATATACTCATGTAGTCGCTCTGTTGCCCAACGGCGGAAGCGTGTCGCTACTTGCGATTGTACTCGATACCCAATAGCTATAATCATATCAAGATTATAGTGGTCAATGTTGCGTTGCACATTGCGATTACCTTCCTGCCGAACTAACAAGTATTTCTTGTGAGTTGCCTCGTCTGCCAATTCCTTGTCGGCATAGATATTCTTGATATGCAGGGCTATATTCTGTTGCGTAGTATCGTAAATCTCGGCCAACTGACCCTGCGTGAGCCACACATCCTCGTCAGCAAAGCGCACATTCACCTTTACCAAGCCATTATCGTCTTGGTAGATAATAAGGTAGTTATCATTCTTTCCCTGTACCATTTTTTATACTGTAAAATATAGCTTATTCCCAAATAATATTTCAAAAAGCTAATTGGCATCATATTGTCCCGCCAATACCCTTAAACTTTTCTATGAAAGTTGCTATCTTTTGGAAAACACTTTGTTTCTTCGTTAGATATTGTGGGTTGAGTGGACTCATCTTTGGGAGAACAGCATTGAGGTCTGTTCCGTTTTCACTGGCAAACTCATGCTTTAATGATGTCTGGATATAACGCTTTGCAGCTTCCATATTCAGTTGCTCCTCCGTTATCAACTTGTCAGCCTCTTCCTTTTGCTTTTTTTGCGCATAAGAGAAGAAAGCAGAAATTACATCCGCCTTGTCCTGGATTGGTTCCAAGTCTGTCTCATGGATAAAATCCACAATCAGTCCCTCTTTGGCTCTGTTTCCTATGCTGCTTCTGATAATTCTACGAACTTCATCAACCAGTGCATCTTTATCTTTAGTCTTTTTGTTATGCTCGAATACCAGCTCAAGTATATAGTCTAAGTCTATCTCCTGTGATTTGAGTAGATCCACCTCAAATACCACATCGTCCCAGTCTATTTTATATTCTTCTGAGGCTTTTCCTTCTCGTTCCATTCTAAACCAATCTCGAATATCATTATATGTAGAGCGGTAATCTTGTGCATTCCGTTCTTGCAGAACATCAACCTCCATCATGGCAGACACTTCTTCGTCTGTAAGGAAATGGCTATTCTTAAATGCTTCCAATGCATCAGGATCTCCCTTATCAATCTTTTGCAACTTCTTGAGGTTGGTAAACTCATCATAGTTCTGCAGGATATTCTCTATTTTCAGATAATCACCAAAGAGTTTCACAAAGGCTTTCTTGTCAGCCTCTGTTGTTATCTCGTCAGGTTGTGGAAACCGCTCTTTGAGTTCTTTCACAATATCAACATAGCCTCTGCGTGCCTCACCCGTTGCAATATCAGTGAAACCTTTGAGATATTCCTCATAACTCTTCTCAAGCACCACATTCTTTGTGTTTTTGTCACCAAACAGTGTGATGGCATCTATGGTTGCTTGTTCCAAATCTCTGAATGTAATGATGTTGCCAAATGTTTTGGTAGCATCATAGATACGATTGGTTCGTGAGAAAGCCTGCATCAGTCCATGATAACGCAAGTTCTTATCTACAAAGAGCGTGTTAAGGGTGGGCGCATCGAAACCTGTGAGGAACATTCCTACCACGATAATAAGATCTACTTCCTGGCTCTTTACACGTTTCGCCAAGTCGCGGTAGTAGTTTTGGAATTCCTTGCTGTCTACGCCGAAACTTGTTTTGAAGATGGCATTGTAATCATTAATTGCCTTGGTCAAGAACTCTTTGGCACTACTGTCCATTGCCGTGGGCTCAAAGTTTTCTTCCAGAATATCGCCTACGGCATTCTGCTCTTCATTGGGAGCAAAAGAAAATATCGTGGCTATCTTCAGTTTCTTGTCGTTATCTTCTTGCAGGTTGTTCAGTTCCTCATAATATAGTTTGGCAGCTTCTACACTGTTCACAGCAAACATAGCGTTAAAGCCTTTGCCGTTTCCTTGATTTCGATGTGTTTTTATCCTAAAATTCTGCAAGATGTATTGAGAAACCTCTTTGATTCGATCAGGATGAAGCAAGAGTTTCTTATTTTCTGCTGCTGTCAGTTTAATTTCGTCTTGCTCGGTTTCCAAATCCTTGAACTGTGGACGCACATCGTTATAATCAACCTTAAATTTCAACACTTTTTCATCTCTTATGGCATCTGTGATGACATAAGAATGGAGTTCACGACCAAACACACTGGCTGTTGTCTCTGCTCCTAATGCGTTTTCTTGAAATATTGGTGTACCAGTAAATCCAAACTGATAATATCGCTTAAACTTTTTCTTAAGATTCTTCTGTGCTTCACCAAATTGCGAACGATGACACTCATCGAAGATAAAGACTACCTGTTGACCATAGACAGGCAATGATGCCTCGCTCTTCATCAGATTGTTCAACTTCTGTATAGTCGTAACGATAATCTTGTTATCATCCTTTTCTATATTACGCTTCAGTCCTGCTGTGCTTTCCGAACCATTCACGCTGTCGGGTGAGAAACGCTGGTATTCTTTCATCGTCTGGTAGTCCAAGTCTTTACGATCTACCACAAAAAACACCTTGTCTATGAAATCCAGTTCGGTAGCCAAGCGTGCAGCTTTGAAACTGGTCAATGTCTTGCCCGACCCTGTCGTGTGCCAGATATAGCCACCGCCTTCAGGTTTGCTCCACTGTTTTGCCTGATAGGAACTTTTGATTTTCCATATCAATCGCTCGGTGGCTGCAATCTGATAAGGGCGCATGATGAGCAGCGTGTTACTGGTATCAAACACAGAATAGGTGAGCAGCACTTGTAGAAGCGTGTTGTTTTGGAAGAAGGTTGCCGTGAAATCCTTCAGGTCTTTAATCAAAGTGTTATCTGCCTTCGCCCAGTTCATCGTAAAGTCAAAACTATTCTTGTCCCGTTTTACGGTGTTGGCAAAATAGCGAGTATCTGTACCGTTAGAGATAACGAAGATTTGTAAATATTTATACAATGAGCACTCGCTGTTGAAACTCTCCTTACTGTAACGATGTACTTGGTTGAATGCTTCACGAATAGCAACACCCCGCCTTTTCAGTTCCACCTGCACCATTGGCAAGCCGTTCACTAAAATGGTTACATCATAGCGGTTGGCTTGTGTACCTGTTTGTTCAAACTGATTGATTACTTGTACTTTGTTTCGGGCAATATTCTGTTTGTCTACCAAATAGATATTTTGGATATGTCCGTCATCAAACACAAAGTCATAGATGTAATCATCCTGAACCTTGCGGTTCTTGTCGATGATGCTGTCGCTGGGCTTGTCCAAGTACTCATCCATGAAACGCTGCCATTCTGCATCGGTAAAGACTGCGTTGTTTAGCGTTTGCAGTTGCTTTCTCACATTCGCCAACAATCCTTCGGGAGTTGTAAGCGCAGGAAGATATTCATATCCTTGATACTCCAAGTCTTCTATCAGTTCATGTTCCAAAACCGCCTCGGTCTGATAGCCGGCAGGTGGTTCATTTACCATTGAACTCTTAGTAAAATTGTCAAGAACAATGAAGTTCTGTAATTCTGCTATGGTGTTATATTGTATCATTGTTTTATTTCCTCCCAATATCTGTTTTTAATAAGATGCTCTAACAAAATCTTTAATGTATTTTTATCTCTGTTAGTAAGTTCTGCAATAGTTTCATTTGATAGTGTGGAATGGCTTGAAAATTGAATAATTCTGTTGTAATATGTTTGTTGGTTGTCTGGCAAAAGTTCAGACCATTGCGGATATCCTAAGAAGTTCGCAGTCTTTTCATAAAGATTACGAAGGAGTGTAAAATGATATTTTTGGACACTACCAGTTTGGATCGCCTTTTCCAATGTTTGTTTAAGAAAAAGATGATAAGAAAATATCTTATTAGAATCTCCAAACTTAGGAATGAAATCAAATGTGCCATCTTCTCCTCTATCTAACATATAAGCACATGGAGATTTCTCTTTGTTCTTATTTTTTAGTCCAAGTTCATTATAAAGAACATTATAGAACAAAGGATTGTGCGTAGTGATAATAAACTTAAGTTCTGATGTGCTGTTTTTAATTACATCAGCTATGTTTACAGCTATTTCTATAAGATGATTTTCATCTAATGAGCTTACAGGGTCATCAATGAAAACATATTGTAGATTATCAAATTGATGGGTAGAGCGATTGTCTATTTCGGGGATATTTAGAACTTCAACGACTTCCTTTAACAAACTATGGAAAACGCACCAAATAAGACAACTTTCTTCTCCTTTTGAAATTTTAATATTATTGATTATTTCGTCATTGCCTCCATCAATAGAAAATGTTATTTCAGAATAAGAGGGTATCGTAATATCCTTTCCGTTTTTGTCTTTCGTCGTATATTCTTCGTTGAAACGTGGAGTTAGCTTGTTGCTTGTGTAATGTTGAAAAAGACTAATAATATTATTAGCTTGTCCTTCATCTTCCAATACCCAACGTGTAAAGCCATTGGGACGAATCTTCAACTTTCTATTTACATCTTCGTCCAAATCATTGTCCCAATAAAATAAATCTTCGGTAAAAGCATTGTAATAGATAACTTTTACCGCAATTTCCTCTTCTCCTGTACTGTCTCCTTGTTTAGATGCAATCAATTCTTTGAAAGTACGTGACAAACGGGTTTTACCCACACCATTAAAGGCATAGATTAACTGGACTTTCTTATCACTATTTCTTAATTCTTGTGCTATTTCTTCTAAGGCCTTTCCCATATTTATGCTGTTGCTTTATGTTCTGGAAATGATAATAATTGATTGCGATAATATTCATATTGCTTTCTTCGCAGTTCTATCTCCTTCGGCAGTCCTTCAGAAATGGAGTTGGTAAGTGTATCGAATTTATCAAGAATTGATGCGATGCGCTCTTGCTCGGCAAGAGGAGGAACAGGTATCTTGATTTTCGCCAAATCATTGGAATTCACGCGTCTTACTTTTGTTCCTGTAATAAAACATCTTTTCTGTTTTTGGAACTGCTCTGTTTGGAAATAGTATGCTACATATTTTGGATTCATTGTGTGTGCATAGAAGCATGCATCACTACTCACGGCTATCTCCTCATCCCCCAACCATGCCACAGCCTTGCACACATCTTCATCGTTCTCACTTGTCGTTGCAATAATCAAATCCCCATTTTTGGCTTTTCGTGCTTTTTGAGCAAATTCCTGTGAAACATACGATTTTGTTCTCTTAGCATATGTACCATAATAGGTATAGATTTGACCATAATGAATACAGCCAACACCTGAAAGAGTAAAGTCTTTTTTCTGAAGTCCACCTCCTCTTGTAAATGTACCAAGCTCTCCTAACGACATAATTGTTACATTATTTAACCTTCCCCCCCCCCTATTTAACATATCAAAAGATAGCAATTGGTTACGATAATACTCATACTGCCGCTTGCGGCAGTCCAGCTCCGCTTCCAGCTCCGCTTCCAGCGTAGTAAAGTTATCAAGTATATCGACTATTTTACGCTGAACAACTAGTGTAGGAATAGGAACAAGTAATTTCATAAAATCGACTTTAGATATATAGAATCTTGTAACACCCCTTACAGCTTTATTTACTATTTTCCTAAAATCTGGTCCATGAAAATAATAATTTAAAAAGGTGGGATCTATAATATCCTTATATGATTCATTAATTCTAATTCCAAACAAATGGTCATCCAAAAATACGCCAGACTCTATTTCACCTTCAATTACAGATGATATGGCACATTCATCAGGTGTTTCTGATGCACTTGTAAATAGAATATCTCCTCGTTTTAATTCTGTTTGATTCAGTTTTTTTACTGTTGCAAATGGAAGTTGATTTATATCGATTTTTATATGCTTATATGCATTGAGATAATCAATGAATCGGCAATTACCTTTCTCTGCCCACTTGTTGGTAACTCCACTCATTCCGTTTATTTGTATACTGATTTCTCCTAGAACTTTCCATTCAACCCCTGTACCTGCTAATAACTTTTCGATATAACTCATGCATCCAACTCCTTTATAATATTATCAATATCCGCTCGCAACATATCAATGCGCTTCACAGTCTGCGCAACCTCTGCATTCAGTTTTACAATGTCTATCACCTCTCGCTTATCTTCCACTTCCACATAGGAACTGACGGAGAGATTATAATCATTCTCGGCTATTTTGCTATTATCCACAGATGTGGCAACATACTGTATTTCTTCCTTATTCCCAAAGATATCCACAATGCGGTCAATATGTTCTGGCAGCAACACATTATTGTTGGTTTCTTTTTTGAAGAAATCCTCGCTACTGGCATTAATAAACTGCGTCTCGGTGTCGATTTTGTGCTTCGACAGTACAAGAATATTTACGGCGATGCTCGTACCATAGAACAAATTGGGGGGCAGAGAGATAATTGTTTCCACAAAGTTATTGTCCACCAAGTACTTTCTTATCTTTTGCTCAGCACCGCCCCGATAGAAGATGCCAGGGAAGCAGACCATGGCAGCACGCCCACGAGCAGAAAGATAACTGAGGGAATGAAGCACAAAGGCGAAGTCAGCTTTCGACTTGGGAGCCAATACGCCGGCAGGAGCAAAGCGGTCATCATTAATTAGCGTGGGGTCATCGCTGCCCACCCAGTTTACCGAATAAGGTGGATTGGAAACAATGGCATCGAAGGGCTTTTCATTGCCATATTGAGGATTAAGAAGCGTGTCGCCCAAGGCGATATCGAACTTATCGTAATTGATGTTGTGCAGAAACATATTCATACGCGCCAGGTTATAGGTGGTATGATTGATTTCCTGCCCGAAGAAGCCTTCTTCTATCAAATGTTCATCAAACTGTTTCTTGGCTTGAAGCAACAGAGAGCCAGAACCACAAGCGGGGTCATAAATCTTGTTTACGGAGGTTTGTCCCAACAAAGCAAGCTGGGCTATCAACTTTGAAACATTCTGTGGAGTAAAGAATTCCCCCCCGGATTTGCCAGCATTGGCAGCATAATTGGAGATTAAGAATTCATAGGCGTCACCAAAGAGGTCTATCTCATTATCTTCAAAGTTTCTGAAATCCAACCATTCAACGCCCTTGATGACGGCAACCAACCGTTTGTTCTTCTCCTCAACGGTGTTTCCCAAGCGATTGCTAGTGGTATCGAAGTCGGCAAAAAGACCCTTGATGTCATGTTCAGACGCATAGCCGCTGGCAGAACTTTCTATCGCGTTGAAAATAGCTGCCAAATCCGTATTCAAATTAGGGTTGTTGTTAGCCTCCTTAGCTATATTGACGAACAACTGACTGGGGTAAATGAAATATCCTTTGGTCTTGGTTGCATCATCTTTTATTTCAGGAGTGATAACGTCATCGGAGAGATGGGCATAATCTACACTCTCATCACCAGCCTCAATAAAGTTGGTAAAATTCTCACTGATGAAACGATAGAACAACGTTCCCAAGACAAACTGCTTGAAGTCCCAGCCATCTACGGCACCACGCACTTCGTTGGCAATTTTCCAGATGGCAGCTTGCAGCTCATCTCTTTGCTTTGTATTTGTCATTATCACGGTCGATTTTAATTCTAATTTAATTTGCAAATATACAATTTTATGGCGTAAAAAGCGAAGAAATGTGTGGGTTTTAACATGAGTAGTTGGAACTATTTAATGTAAAAGCTACAAGAACATATCTTCTGCTATTGTTAGAAGTAATCAATGAATAAAACATTTCTCTAAAAAGTACTCACTTTCGAGTTCAGCTTTACATTTCCTGAGAGTTTATGATTTCCTTGCATTTCCTTATACTTCCCGCCATATCCTTACCTCTTGGAATAATATCAAAAGCCCTCTACTTTTGTATCGTCAGACCTGACTGAATGCCCTATGCGCAAGGGCGAGTTATTCATTTCAAAACAATTGAATTATGACGATAAACGAATTACTGGACAAGCCTGTTTGGCAGATGACTGGTGAAGAATTACTTTTCCTTGCACAACATGGTAATATGTCCACGAGCAGGGAATCAACAAAGGCTTCTTCCTCCAAAGAAGAAAAGCGATATGTGTACGGGTTGGCTGGCATTGCACGCCTCTTCGGCTGTAGTTTGCCTACGGCTAACCGTATCAAGCAGAATGGTAAAATCAATCGTGCCATTACACAAATCGGTCGTAAGATTATTGTTGATGCTGACCTTGCTCTCGAACTGGCAGGGCGAAAGACAGGAGGACGATGATGAATACAACTAATTATGAAAACATTTGGAAAAAGTCGCTCATTCATGTAACCGATGAGTTTACGCTTCCTCCAGTTGTACTACAAGCAGGTGAAGCCATTATTGGCACACTGGGGAACTTCAGTGTATCAACAGGTAAGGCGAAAGCTAAGAAGACTTTCAATGTGAGTGCCATCGTCGCAGCAGCCCTTGTCAATGGGCAGGTGCTGGAATATCAGGCATCATTTCCTGAAAGTAAACGCACAATTCTTTACTTTGATACGGAACAAAGTCCTTATCATTGCCAACTTGTGATGCAACGTATTTTGAGATTGGCAAAACTGCCGATAGACAAGGAACCGCAGAATTTGAAGTTCAGTCATCTTAGAGCCATTGCAGACCCTAACGAGCGCAGAGAAATCATTCGTTATGCCATTTACAATACACCCAATGTGGGTTTGGTAGTCATTGACGGCATTCGGGATTTGATGCTCGACATCAACAATTCAACAGAGGCAACCAAGTTAGTGGGCGACCTGATGCAATGGACGAGCGAGCAAAACATTCACATCCAAACTGTGCTTCACCTCAATAAGGGCGACGACAACGCACGAGGACATATTGGGACGGAACTCAACAACAAGGCAGAGACTGTCTTGCAAATCACGAAAGACAACACGCTGCCTGAACGCAGTATTGTTGCCCCCTCCATCATTCGCTCCAAACCCTTTGAAAGGTTTGCCTTTCGACTTAAGGAGGTTGAAGACAATATTTGCATTCCCCAAATAGATCTCTCATATTCGGACAATGAACGGAAGTCACATCGTTTCTCCTACCAAGAGTTAAGCACTAACGAACATCGAAAAGCGTTGGAACCAGTCTTCTCTACAAATGAAGTCTTGCCATATAGTAAACTTATCGTAGCTCTCAAAGAGGCTTATGTAAAAGTTGTGGGACAATCCTACGGACAAACAAAGCTCAAAGAGCTTTTGCAATTCTTGCTTAACAAAGGCATAGTGGTTAAGGAAGAACGAGGAAAATATCGGCTCAGCCATAATTCTCTACTATAAAACCTTTGGTCGGTCGGACACAGGCTATATATACCTGAACCAATCCGACCAATGAGAAACAAACTTGGTCGGACGTAAAGGTGTGCCTATAGTGTACGACTGTCCGACCAATCCTAAGCCTTTCAGCCTCCAAAAGAAAAAGGCTGAGAGTTATTCTTTTCAAACTTCAAAACAAAATCACAATGGAATACAAAATATCAAGCAAATCTCTATCACAGATTATTTGCTGCAACAGGGTTATTCACCTGCACGAGCACAAGGTATTCACTTTTGGTACTGCTCCCCGCTACGTAACGAAAGTACACCATCATTCAAAGTAAATACAGAGCGCAACCAATGGTATGACTTTGGAACTGGCGAACATGGAGATATTATTGACCTTGTGCGTGCTTTACAACATTGTACCATGAACGAAGCTATTGAACTTCTCATCGGTTCAAAACAAATAGTGCATCAAGATTTTTCTTTTGGCGGTGAAAGAAAAACCTCTAAACATAAATTAGAAATCATATCTGTGCAATCACTTACCAATCCTTATTTGTTACGTTACATTGCAGAGCGAGGAATTTCTCCCAACACCGCCAATAGATTCTGTTCTGAAATTCGATACAATAATACCAATCGGACATACTATGCCATTGGATTTGCAAACGATGCTGGCGGATGGGAAATTCGTAGTCCTTATTTCAAAGGATGCATTGCTCCAAAAGCGATTACAACTATTAGTAAAGGCACAGAAGTTTTACAAATCTTTGAAGGGTTTATGGATTTCCTGTCGTGGCAAACGCTGAATCCAGCTTCAGCTTGCGATACCATAATTCTTAATTCTCTGGCTCTTTTGCCACGCATTCAAGAGAAGATAAAAGGCTATAAGCAAGTTGAGAGTTTTCTGGACAATGATGATGCAGGACGAAAATCGTTTGAAATTTTGAAGCAGTTTTACCCACACATCATAGACGGTTCTGTTCGCTACCGAGCGCACAAAGACCTCAACGAATGGCTCGTAGCTCAATCCAAAGTGAAAGAGAAACAGCCGTTATTACTGACCACGAAACGTGGCATCAGAAGATAGTGTTTATCCAGGAAGCAAGTTTGTGTTTTGAGTATCTCAAAACCTACTTGCCCCCATCATAGGGAGATAAAAATCCCGTTGGTCTCATCAAAAAAATAAAAATGGAACAGAAGAATAAAGGTGGGCGCCCCACCAAGACATTATCAGAGAAACGGAAATATCAAGTGTTTCTTCGGCTTAATACAATGGAGTACTACACCTTGTTGGGAAAAGCACGTGAAGCCTCAATTTCTCGAACAGAGTTTTTACGACAGCTCATTATAAATGCAGAAGTAAAGAGCCGAATCAAGCCAGAGGAAATGCAACTCATCCGTACAGTTTCTGGCATGGCAAACAATCTTAACCAAATTGCCCATCGACTCAATGCTTTCGGCATATCTGCACTCAATGAAGAATTGAATACGCTGAAACAACTTATTCACGAACTCATGAAACGATTGAAACCATGATAGCCAAGATTATTAAAGGAACAAACTTCAGTGGAGTTGTCAGTTATATGCTTAGCAAGCGTGAAGATAAAGTCAAGGTTTTACAAGCCAATGGCGTGCGCAGTTCTTTTCCATATGACATTGCATACGACTTCAACTTGCAAGCCTCTATGCGTCCAAGTGTACAGAAACCAGTTTGTCATACCATACTCTCATTCTCGACACATGATTCAGAACGACTAACAGATGCAACAATGGTGAAGATTGCCAACGAATATCTTCATAAAATGGGCTATGGCGACACACAGAGCCTTATCGTAAGACACAGTGACCGCCAGCATCCTCACCTGCACATTTGTATCAATCGCATTGGTAACAATGGCAAAACCATCAGCGACCACAACGAAAAGTATCGTTCAACGAAGATTTGTAGAGAACTGACTGAGCGTTATGGTCTCACCATTGGCGAAGGAAAGCAAGAGGTAAACCGCTCAAGATTGAGAGGTGAAGATAAATTGCAGTATGAGATATTCGATACTATCAAGGCTGTGTTACCTCAATCTCAGAATTGGAAAGATTTTGTTGCAGAATTAGAGCAACAAGGTATTACCACTCGTTTCGAAACGAAAGGCAATACGGATGTTGTGCAAGGTATCATCTTTGCAAAAGACGGATACAGTTTCAGAGGCTCAAAGATAGACCGTTCGTGCTCTTTCTCTCGCCTCAATGCTGAGATAGAACGAAATTCTCACAAACAAGAGCAAATTCATCTACAAAACGAGCCTATGGCACATTATGTGGATGAAAGCAATTTCATTACCGACCTATCCGAAGCAATTAGTGAAGTGTTTTCTATGCCTACACCAAGTAATGGCGTAGATGTTGATGAACTTCGATTTCAAAAGAAACTCCGCAATAAAGCCAATCGCAAACGTAGAATTTAATCACATCAAATTTATATCAGTATGAATAACGAAATAGCACCTGTTCTCGATATGCTCGAAGAACTCAAACAAGAGTGCAAAGTCATCAGTAAGGCACAAGCAGAACTGCGCACTACTATTGCTGAACAGCTATCTAATCCAAAGGGAGATAGTATTAAAACGCAAGAAGCTGTGCAAATCTATCTCTCGAAAGAAACTCAAGCCAAAATCAAGGAGCATCAACTTTTTGTTTTGGAGGCACTATCAGAGTCGAGCAAGAAGCTTGACCCAAAGTTTGAAGCGTTGCAACAGCTTATCAGCAAGCATCAAAAACCTTTAGAATACAAGAACTACTCGCTCTTTGCAAGCGTGCAATTAGCCGAGCGTATGCTACTCTTATTGGTTTGTGGGCTGGTCATGGTGAGTTGCTGGTTCTTCGGTATGGGAGCCAACAAACTGCAAACCGCCTCAGATTACAACCTGCGTTATCGTTATCTGCGTATGCAGGGCAAAGCTACCGCCTCAGACTTCGCACATCTCGACAGCATATTTGTAACGCATCGCAATCGCAAAGCCATTCAACAGATGCAACAGAAGGTTATTGATTACGAGCAAGCCCTGCAACGACAAACAGAGTTGTTGTTACAGCAGGATAAAATCAAGCAAGAACAAAGAAAACTAAAGAAGCATTTGAAGAAATAGTGAACACTCCAAGAAATTGTTTCATACAACTTCTTGGAATGTTTGATAATTAAACTATTCTTTGACCTTCAACTTGGTTAATCCTTTATTTTTATTCTTCGCTTGTAGATACCTTTATCTGTATGAATTTGACAATTATATCTTCTGTATACACTCATAATAAATAGAAATTAATTAGTCATCCAATTTATGGGATTTTCTTTTTTGTCTCCAGATTTCATCATCACTGGCCAACAATATTTTTAAAAAAAGAGTTAGTAATGTACCTCCTTCAATGTTTGAGGATTTCTTTCGGTCAAACATACTCGTGCATGCAATGTATACAAGAAAGGATTTTGCAACAATTAAATCAATCTCTCTACCTAGGATGGTTCCTCCTGTCTGTAAGGTCTTAAGTGTAGAAACTGTCAGAAAGAAAAAATACCCAGCATAGATGATGAAATTCAAATTTTCTTTTGTATATAGGAACTTTACCAATTCTCTCATGAATAACTGGTAATGATGATCATTCCCTCGAAATGGAACTTGCCTTAAGATAATATTGCGTATAAATATTGAACCTTGTGATGCAATAATAAAAGGGAGTGTAAGAAAAATAAAAAGCTTAGCGTTTAACGTTATATTATATCCTAACAACTCTATACCTATCACTATAAAAAATATTGGTAAGAAAGAGAAAGCAAACATAAGTATGAGCGTTAGCATTATTGTTAAAAAGGGCATAATCAGGTTGCCTAGCTTTAATATGAGAACTGGAATTGATAGAATAAATCTAATAATATTGCAAACTCTATTCTTTGGTAATGTCTTATCTATATATCTATCAATAGGAATAAATGTTAGTAGCCAAAATGGAATTGAGAGTAGGGCAATGGCATCATATGCATCATGAATATTTGTCAAAAACAGGGACATTACAACAGCTCCTATAGCCAAAATGCCAATTATGATAATCCATGTTATAGGTGTGATAAGAGCTGGAGAATTCATTATCCTATACCGTAAGGTAGGTCTTAATATTTTTTGTATTTGGGTTTTATTTGTACATTCTGAGAAGCCTTTCTTAATCAACTTATAATTATACTGCTTATCTTCTCTATTAAGTTGTTCGATAGGATATTTTAGTATTGTTTTATCTGAAAGCAAAACTAGGACATATTCTTCATCAATAGTACCATATGAGTCCAAAGTATCTGAGCAAAATGTAATATCTACAATTTCCTGATTTCGTTGAATTGCATCTTGTTCAGCAATAAAATGAATAGCATCAGTAACTAGAGAAGCTTCTTCCTTTCCTAGTAGGCTACTACGGCGATACATAAATCCGAAAAGGGCAATAGCACATAATGCAAAAATGCAGGAAATAGTATTAAGAAAAGGGGAAACAACCCATTTCTGAATAAAAAAACAAAAAAGACAAGCTAACAGGAATACAAGGCACCAACCTATGGCTTTTATAAAATAATCGGTGTCATTTAGTACTTTATATTCTATGTCTCCGTTATTATTAGTGTGTACAATTTTAGTTTTTATCATTTTAACTAATCTAAGTTTTTAGTACAAGAAACTATTTTCAAGTTAAGATAACACATTAGTTATGTGGTCCTTGCTAAGCGAAGAACACTCAATATCAACACATCTTGTTCGTTTAATCTTCTCCTATAAATCTGTTAATTTCCTCTTCTACTTCCTCTACCGTAGGTAAAGCAAATTTTAGATTATCAGGGATAGCCTTTGATAGTTTGTAATCACTCACACCGATAGGTTGGTCATAGCCAGAGAGTGCATATTACGCTACCACCTTATCACCTCCGTTGCAGAGGAGCAAGCCGATGGTCTTGTTGTCGTGCTCACCACGGAGAGTGTCGTCCACTACATTGATATAGAAGTTCAATTGTCCCATATATTCGGGCTTGAAAGGTGTGGCTTTGAGTTCGACAACTATGTATGCATGTAGTTGGATGTTATAGAGGATGAGGTCGGCATAAAAATCAGAATCACCTACTTCAAAATGCTTCTGCTGTGCAACAAAAGCAAAGCCACTGCCCATTTCCAAAAGATACTTAGTGATATGTGAAACCAATTGTCGTTCAATCTCTCGTTCTGCCATTTTATCCGTTTGCCCCATTATATCAAAGATGTAAGGGTCTTTCATCAGATAATTAGCAAGGTCGCTTTGCAGTTGGGGCAATCGTGCCGAGAAGTTACTCACTTTCGTTGTCGTAATCTGCCGAGCAAAAAGATTGGTCTCAATCTGCATTTGCAGAACATTGCGACTCCACCCATTAGCAACTGCTTGCGTAATGTACCAATAGCACTCGCCCAAAGGGAGTTTACTATTAAGCAGAATAACATGGCTCGCCCAGTTAGTGCGAACAATGGCGGAATGCTTGAATATTTCCTCTATCTGACTGATGTCGCAGTGATAGATTGTTGACAATGTTTCAGTAACTTCTTCTAATTGTGCAACAGCCTGTTGCGTAATTGTATTCGATTGATTATCTGTGGATTGAATTAGTGCAACAGGTTGTTGCACTAATTGATTGAGTTCATTAGTCAAGCTCAAAACATTTTCTATTGTAGGAGTCGTGAGCAAGCTATCTATCCTATCCATTTCTTTCAGCACTTCCAACGGATAAGCACTGGCAAACTGGCACATATAGAAGATATTTCTACGAGAATAGCCTTTCTTATCTGGATATTTAGAACGTATCGCCTTGGAAAGATTATCTATGACTTTGCTTCCCCAACCTTCTTTCTTTTGGAGGTAGAGAATAAAATGCCCTACTTTCCAATAGTGGAAAAGCATATCTGCATTTGCAGAGGCTATCATGCGTACTTGCGTATGCTCAAGGTCAGAACCGATGGCTCGAACAACGAGAGATAAATCTTGTTTCTCTGCTTTATTTATTTCTTGACTCATATTGTTTCGGTGTTATAATTGATTGAATTTACTCATGGCATTTGCCTTGATGTCGTCCGCAATATCTATGTAAGGTTTCATAGCCTTGTAATCGCTATGCCCAGTCCATTTCATAACTACTTGCGGAGGAATACCCAATGCTAGTGCATTACAGATAAACGTTCTACGACCAGCGTGTGTTCCAAGTAAGGCATATTTAGGTGTAACTTCGTCAATGCGCTCATTACCTCTATAATAAGTTTGACGTACAGGCTCGTCAATGCCTGCCAGTTCAGCTAATTCTTTAAGATAATCATTCATTTTCTGGTTAGTAATAACAGGCAACACCTTGTCATCTTCAAATGCTACATCCTTGTATTTATCAAGAATCGCTTTACTATGGTTGTTCAACTCGATAATCAGGCTATCAGAAGTCTTAACCGTTGTAACCTCAATGTGGTCGCCCTTTATATCACTTTTACGAAGATTAAACACATCGGAGTAGCGCAAGCCCGTGAAGCATTGGAAAAGAAATACATCACGCACCCGGTCCAAAGCTTGCTTGGCAGCTGGTATTTCGAACTCTCGGAGTTTGTTCAGTTCCTCCCATGTAAGGAAGATGATTTTCTTCTGTGTACTTTTGAGTTTAGGTTTATAACTATCGTAAGCATTGTTCTGATGCAGACCTTTCTTGAAAGCCCAACGTAAAAACCATTTTAAGAAACTGAGTTGCTTGCCAATAGTAGAATTGCGCATTTCCTTTACATCACGAAGATAGTTAACATAATCATTTAGACCTTTTTCATCAAAGAAATCAAATGTAAGTTCATCACGAAAGTTCATCAAATGATTTTTCACAGCAGCAAACTTCTCGTAAGTAGAATCAGTCCAATCATTTTGTCGTCCACAATCTCTCACAAACTCATCGAATACCTTATAGAAAGCGTTAGGTGTTGATTTTCTCGGTTTGACTTCTTCTATAGGTCTGTGCAGCGCATTGAATGCCTCTTTAATTTGTTCAGGAGTTGGCATTATTTCTTCTACTTCAAACTTCTTGAAGATTTCCTGCACTTCTGTATAATAGCCCAAGAGTGAAGCATTGATTTCAGAAGCTGATTGTTTCAGTTTGTTTGTGCAACCGTTTCTTACACGCTGCTTATCAGTATCCCATTTCGCAGCATCAATACGATAACCTGTTGTGAATTCAATTCGTTTGGAAGCAAAATTAACACGCATACGGATAGGTACATTCTCAACAATGAGAACTCCGTCCTTTTTCCTGCTTTCCAACGTGAAGATAATATTCCGCTTGATGTTCATACTTTTGGGTGTTTTGATTTCTGCACCCAAATTTACACCCCAAAATTGATTCTACCAAAGACTTTCCATGAAATCTTATTTTATTAACATTCTACTTAAAATGCTATTATACAACATATTGAACGTTTATGATACTATTTGAAGGTTCAAGAGAAAGAGCCTCTCTCTCCGCTTTAGGTACTCTGAACAGACCAACAGAGAAATCCTAACAAAAACGTAAGTATCATAGCTACAAGTAGTTATGATACTTTTCTTTTATATCTATTCTTCTTATCAGAGTACGTACAGAGGGGGTAAATACTCCCTAAATACTCTACAATGGCTACAATCTGGCTACACTTTTTGAGGCAAAATAAAAATTGTAGCCAAGAGTTCGTACAGAGTATGCATAGAGTACACGCAAATTGCTGTTATTCAAATAAATATGTCGAACTTTGCAGCGTGGTTACAGAAGTTTATCCTGCTAATAATTCAACCTTTTGGCTACAATTCTATTAGAAGCTGGCTACAATTATTGAATTTTGGCTACAACTTTCCTTGCCATGGCTACAATTAAACAACAGCAGCGCAAATGAAAACCATTTTCAGAGCAGTCTTCTATTTAAGAAGCAACTATGTGAACAAGGAGGGTAAAACACCCGTGATGTTGAGAATCTATCTCAACAACGAACGACTTTCCATTGGCTCAACAGGTATTGCCGTTCAGCAGTCGCAATGGGATAGTGAAAAAGAACGGCTGAGGGGAAGGACTACAGAAGTTCTTTCTACTAATCTCGAATTGGATAATATCCAAAGCAGATTGCAGACTATCTTTAAGAAGTTAGAAATGACAGATGCCATTTCTTTGGAACGTATCAAGTCGGAGTATCTCGGCAAGAAAGAAGAGGTAGAAACGATGATGACACTCTTCGATAAACACAACAAAGATATTGCTAAGCAAGTGGGCATATCTGTAAGTGCTGCCACTTTTCAGAAATATAATGTCTGCAAACGACACTTCACGACTTTCTTGCAGGATAAGTACAAACGTTCGGATATACGCTTGTCTGAACTCACCTATATTATCATACACGACTTTGATATTTATCTTCGCACAGTAGTTGGTCAGAACCCAAATACAGCCACCAAGACAATGAAGACTTTCAAGACAATTACGATTTTAGGAAGAAAAATGGGGGTAATCCTTCATGATCCTTTTCTTAATCATCGTTTTCACCTTGAGCCAGTCAATCGTGGCTTCTTGACAGATGAAGAGATTTTGAAGATAGCCAATAAGAATCTGGGCATACAACGCTTGGAATTGGTTCGTGACTTATTCGTATTCTCGTGCTTTACAGGTTTGGCGTACATTGATGTAGCCAACCTTACTCCCGAGAACATTGTTACCCTTGATGACAAACAATGGATAATGACAAAACGACAAAAGACGAGTGTTGCAACAAATGTTCTTTTATTGGATATTCCGAAGAATATCATCGAAAAGTATAGTGTCAAGACCTATCGTGATGGTAAACTCTTCCCAATGCTAACCAATCAGCGAACCAATTCATATCTGAAGGAAATTGCAGATATTTGTGGCATTAAAAAGGACCTAACCTTTCACATGGCTCGTCACACATTTGCAACAATGTCATTGAGTAAAGGTGTTTCAATGGAATCAGTTTCTAAGATGCTGGGACATACCAACATTAAAACCACACAAATCTATGCCCGCATTACCAATAAGAAAATAGAACACGATATGGAACAGTTGGCTGGCAAGTTAGACAAGTTCAAAGTTGCTATGGGCATCAACTCAAAATAA